ATGTATCAGCACTTACTCCGAACAGTGCTGGTGAGTCTTGTACCAGTGTTTCTATAGCCCGTATATATTGGGCTTGTGTTGGTATGCGAGTAAACATTGAGTTTGACGCTAGCACCAATGTCTTAGCTATGCCGTTACCAGCAGATAGCACAGGAGATGAATATTATGATTTATTTTCTGGAATACCAAATAATGCTGGTTCAGGCGTAACTGGAGATATAGACTTTACAACTGTAGGTCACTCAAGTGGTGATGCTTATTCCATTATATTAGTTTTGAATAAAAACTATTGATAAATGGCTACTAGGAAGCGAGCAAAACAAGTACGCAGAACAGTAGGAAAAGGTGGAAATTACCGCCCCACTAAAAAAGGGGCGGGAATGACCAAAAAAGGCATAAGAGCTTATAGAAAAGCAAATCCAGGATCAAAACTAAAAGGTGCAGTGACTGGCAAAGTTAAAAAAGGTAGCAAAGCTGCAAAAAGAAGAAAGTCGTATTGTGCAAGATCTTTAGGTCAACTAAAACGTAGCTCTGCTAAAACAAGAAACAATCCTAATTCAAGAATTAGGCAAGCAAGAAGAAGGTGGAAGTGTTAAATGAGTAAAGCAAAAATAAAAAAAGTGGTCAAAGGTTTAAAGAAAGCAAGCAAATTACATGCTAAACAAGCAAAAACTTTACAGTCCATAAAGATGAAAAAAGGTGGTAAGGTTAAAAGTGGAGGTAAAATTTGTCCAGAAGGTAAAGCTTGGGCTAAAAGAACTTTTGATACATATCCTTCTGCTTATGCAAATATGGCTGCATCAAAGTATTGTAAAGATCCTAACTATGCTAAAGGCAGTAAAAGAAAGAAAAAAGCAAAAGGTGGTTTTGTAGGAATACGAGGTCAAGGCATAGTAATGAAAGAAAGATTAAGATAATGGGTCAATTAGCTGAATGGAGAAAACAAAACTGGGTTAGAATAGGCACAGACGGATCTATTAAGGGACCTTGTGGTACAAGTAAAGACAAAAAAAATCCAGATAGATGTTTACCAGCGGCCAAAGCCAGAAGTCTTTCAAAATCAGAAAGAGCAACTACTGCTAGAAAAAAGAAACGAGCAGGTGCTAAAGGTAAAACAGTTGTAGCTAATACAAAAAAAGCTAAAGTTAAATTAAAAAAAGGTGGATTTATGATTAAAAATAAAGAAAAGGCTGATCTAAATAAAGATGGTAAACTATCATCTTATGAGAAAAAAAGAGGCATGGCTATAGAAAGAGCTATGGCAAAACAAAACCGAATAAAAAAGAAAAAAGGTGGTTTTATAGCTAAAGGTTGTGGGGCTGTAATGAATAACCGAAGAAAAGTTACAACCATTAGTTAGGAGATATTATGCCAAAGAAAAAATCTGAGGACCCGAAACTACAAGCAAGACTTAACGCAAAAGTAAGACCAGATGAGCCAGTATCTGATGAGCGTATATACATAAATATGCCAAAGAAAAAAGCTCCTGCAAAAAAGAAAACCACTGCTAAAAAAGGCAGACCAAAGAAAAAGGATTAATTATGTTTAAAAGAACTAAATATTACGCTACTGGCGGTTCTGTCAAAAAAAGCAAATACATGGCTAAAGGCGGAAAAGCTTCAAAATACATGGCTAAAGGCGGTAAAGCTAGTAAGTACATGGCTAAAGGGGGAAAAGCTAGTAAATACATGGCTAAAGGAGGCAAGGCATCTAAGTACATGGCAAAAGGTGGCAAGGCATCTAAGTACATGGCAAAAGGTGGCAAGGCTTCAAAATATATGTCAAAAGGTGGAAAAGTTTAATTTTTAATAACGGGGGTTATTTTGTCTTATTTAATATCGAACATACCACAGTTCAAATGTTGGGTGCGTAAAGAATTTACAGCAAATCATCAAAAATATCATGGAGAATACTTGCATGCGTTGGCATTTGCAGTAAATACCATTCCAGATAGATCATTATCGTTTCAAGTGGTCTTTACAGGCTGTGAGACTGATTTAGAGGAACATCCTAATGAAAACATACATGGAGGTGCTATGTGGGCTAGAATGCCCATACAGGCTCTTATAGCAGATGTACCGTTAGAAGAATGGCCTACACCTATGGAGGATCATTTAGCCCAACCATGGGATTGTTTATCACATCATCATTCAGTTGTTGTTTTAGATAGAGTTAGTTCTTCACCTTGGGTATGTAAAATAGATGGAGAGTTTCACACTGGCACTTATATGTTTACTGTGGATTACACAGAAAACTCAATAGCTGATGATTCTGCTCAACATAAACAATCACATGTGTTATATTTAACAGACGCTGGTGAATATACTGGTAATTTTGTAGCTTTACCTAATAATAGAGTAAGAGCTACGAATCCTGCCTTGTGGCGTGTAGGTGAAGGTCCACCAGACTTTTCTCCTAGCCAATGGATTCACTCAGCAGAGAAACATGATAGTTATATGGACTCAAATGTTACTTTTGATAATCTATATAACCAAGATGATAGGAAAGACTAATGGCATTATCTGGAAGCACTAATTTTGAACCCAATGTTACAGAATTTATTGAAGAAGCGTATGAGAGATGTGGTGCTGAATTAAGAACAGGATATGATCTCAAAACAGCTATAAGAAGTGTAAATTTAATGTTAGCTGAATGGGCTAATAGAGGTTTAAATCAATGGACTATAGAACAAGCCACACAAACAGTTACGGAAGGCACAACAGATTATTCTTTAAATTCTAATGTAATCGATATTTTAGATATTGTTCTACGTAGAACAATTAATCAAACACAAACCGACATTAGCATGAATAGAATAAGTAGATCAGAATATTTAAATATTCCTAACAAAACTACAAAAGCAAGACCTTCACAATTCTTTTTTGATAAGCTTTCAACTCCTTCAATTAAAGTATGGCCTGCACCAGAAAATAGCACTGATGTGCTTGTATTTAACAAACTTGTTAGAATGGATGATGCGGATGCAGCTACCAATACAATGGATATGCCTTTTAGATTTTATCCATGTTTTGTTGCTGGACTAGCTTACTATTTGTCACAAAAAAAGAATCCACAACTTACACCACAATTAAAAGCTCTATACGAAGAAGAGTTTAGAAGAGCAGCAGATCAAGATGAAGATAGAGCTTCATTTCGTGTAAGACCTGATATAAGGATGAATTGATGGCATACGCTCTTGGCAAGTTTGCAAAAGGTTTATGTGATCGTTGTTCTTTTGAATATAAGTTACACGAACTAAAAGAAGAATGGAATGGTGCAAAAGTTTGTCCAAGCTGTTATGAACCAAAACATCCACAACTAGAGCCTTTGACTGCAACAGCAGATCCAGAGGCATTATATAGACCAAGACCAAATAATGATCATGAGGAAGGTGAAGGTTTTATTGTTGTAGTTCAATCAAACATCCTAAGACCAGACTACTTAAATTCAAGCACTCTACCAACTAACTTTTCTGTAAGCAAGATGACAGCTAGTGTAGGCGAGGTTACAATAGTTACATGACCTTATCTGAACTAAAAACACTTATTCAAAACTATGTTGAAAATAGTGAAACTACGTTTGTCAATACATTAGATGATTTTATAAAAAATGCAGAGGAAAGAATATTTGAATTAATACAGTTTGATTTTTTTCGTAAAAATGTAACAGGTAGTCTTACGACTGGTAATACATACTTAACTGCTCCAACAGATTTTCAAATGAGTTTTTCACTTGCCGTAATTGATAGTAATGGTGATTATAAGTATTTGGATAAAAAACACCCTACATTTATGCGTGAGTTTAGTGTTGATCCTACAGATACTACGGCGAGAGGACAACCTTTGTATTACGCAGATTTTGATAAAGAACTATCAACAGCAAGTAATAACGGATCTACATTGATTGTAAGTCCTGTACCAGACGCTGATTACAATGTTGAATTACATTATCTATTCAAACCAAACTCTTTAGTCACAGACACTACTGGCACATGGTTATCAAATAATGCTAGAAATGCTTTGTTATACGGATGTTTGGTTGAAGCAAATATATTTTTAAAAGGTGAAAGCGATACGCAACAGTTGTACGAGCAACGCTTTTTACTTGAAATAACAAGGCTTAAAAACCTTGCAGAAGCTCGCGGAAGGAGAGATGAATACCGTTACGATTCTTTGAGGTCAACGGTATCGTAAAATTATATGGAAAATTCAAAAAGTCTTAAAGGCAAATCAATTGCTATTGTTGGCATGGGCAAAAGTTGGTTTGATTACAATCTTGCAAAATCACATGGGGTACACTTTGATGAAGTATGGGCTATAAATGGTGTAGCTTCGGTCATTTATCATGATAGAGTATTTATGATGGATCCTGCATCTAGATTCCTAGATACAGAAGACGCAGGTGGGCAAACCAAAAGCATGGCAGATATGTTGCGAGAACATGAAGGTCCAATATATACCTGTGAATTAGATGATAGGTGTCCGGGTCTTGTAGAATATCCACTAGAAGAAGTTGTTCAATATTCAAACTGCCATTATTTAAACAATACTGTGGCATACGCAGTAGCATTTGCTTATTACAATGAAGTTGCTAATTTAAAGATGTTTGGCATAGATTTTAGTTATAAAGGTAATTTGCATTTTGCAGAAGCAGGCAGAGGTTGTGTTGAGTTTTGGTTGAGTAAATGTATTACAGCAGGTATGCAAGTAGAAGTCGCACATAGTTCAAGTTTATTAGATACAGATGTACCAGCAGAACAAAAGTTGTATGGCTATCATAGGCTACAAAACCCATATATTATTTTGGTTGGCGAAGATGGTATTAAATTAGAAAGGATTAATACCTTAGATATTGTTAAAAAGAAACAAGAACCTGTATTAATAGATAGGCATGATTCACACTTAAAACCACCAGAACCAGACAAATG